CCACCAGCAGTTGGAAATCTTAAAAATTTACCGTTTCCTACAAGCACATCTCCAGCAAAAGTTGCGTTACTAGAAGTATCTATAGAAAAAGATGTTGATGCTGGGCTACTATCACTTGCTTGTTGTAATATTTGAAATCCTCCTAAAGTTGTGCCATCTGGTCCTTTTGATATAATTCTAGCATTCCCACCTATAAAATCAAGATAAGCTGTACTAGGAGAAGTTTCACTAGGTATGCTTGATATAGCTTTAAAAGAACCTGCTTTAACATTTCCTGAAAAATCTCCCTGTCCTGTTACGGATATACCTGTGCTTGTAGTTTCAAACTTTTTAGAACTGTCGTAATATAAACCAACAGAACCATTTTCTGTAAAAACTGCCATATTTTCAGTTCCTAATGAGTTTTGTACAGTTAGACCAGAAACTTGCATCTTTAATACACCAGTACCTGAATCTTTTATTAAAGAGTGGCTACCATCGTGAAATATTTGTAAGTCATTGCCTGGAGAAGTTCCATAAATAGATTTTACATTGTCATTGTGTAAAGTATTACCAGTCATTGTACCACCAGCTAAAGGAAGAAAAACTCCTGTACCTCCACCAGTTACAAAGTTTGCTGGTGTTATTTGAACATTCTCTGCTCCATTATACCCTACAATGTGAGATACATCACTAGTGCTAGTTTTCAGTACAAATTCGCTAAATTTTTTATTTGCCATTATATTTTTTTTATTGTGTTTCTGTTATTAAAAATTCGTTGTTAGCTTCAGTAAATAAGAAATCTCCGTTTTCTGCTATGATTTCAAAGAATGGTGTTGGTGTACAATCTACATAAGGCTTATATACTAAACCCCAGTTTACTGTGTTATCACAAACTCCATCTCCCCACCAAGTTTCACTAGTAGGTGTTATATAGTAACTTCCAAACATTTATTTTTGTTTTTTGTTTTGTAGTTTATTACTACGTTCCATGTATTGTTTTCTGTCCACATATTTTAAATATTTTTCTAGTTTTACAATATTTTCTTTTTTTTGTTTATATCTTATAAAACCCATCCACCGAAATCTGCGTTAGCTGTATCTGGGTATGTATCATCTTGCGTATTTGCATTATACTCAGGATATTTATTTTGATTATAGATCATAAAATCTATAAAGTTATTTGTGTAAAATTGTGCTATATCTCTATATTTTTCTACCAAATAATCTACTTCATCTTTATCTACTGTTAATGCGTTTTCACTTTGCCCTTTAAATACTCCTTTTGCACCCACTGTGTAAGCAGCAAATGGCATATAACATACTAACGCCCAATATATTGTCATTGGTTTAACGTATGTTTCTAAAAGTGTCTTATAATCTGCATTAGCTGGTAGATCAACAGTTCCAGCAAGTATTAAATCTTGTAACTTATCTAAAAGCTTAGTTCCTAGATAATTTTGAACTTCTGTATCTTGAGCAATTTCGACCATATAAATAAAACGATCTGGATCCACTGATCCCGATAGTACAGAATATCTTTTTATGTCTTTAGTTGTTATAAATAATGCTTTTGCCATGTTTTATCTTCCTTGTGGGTTACCGGGTAAAAATCCTTTATTTGGTAAATTTCTTGGTTGTATAGAAACTTGATATGGGTTTGTAACTTTATATCCCAGTATTGCCGCTTGTCTTGTGCCTATTATATCTTGTGAAGTTTTTAAGTCAATTTTTGCTTGTTTACTTCTAAATGTAACACGCTTCCATGAATGTTGGCAATTACCTCCCCCTTTGTATAACCAAATGGAATAGGTTGCAGAATTTCCTTTAGGACCCCAACCTTTATTTACTGGTTTATCGCCCATTGCTATTATATCTTCTTTACGATATAATTTTTTAGCTTTTGTCATTGCAACACAAAAATCTCTAGGATTATCTCTTGTACTTTCTGGAGAATATTTATATCTTACTTTAAAGTAATTTTCTACTCCATTAACATCAACTTTTTTATCTTGAGCACTTTTTGAATTTGGTCTAGCAATTCCTGTACTAACAAATTTCCATATTTTATTTAATACAGATAATTGTTTTTCACTTTGATTATTTAATTCATGTATTATACTATCCAGTTTATCATCATGTTCATAATTTACATCTTGTTCATCTATTGCTTCCCATAAATCTTGATCAATATCTTCACCTAAATTTATAAAGTCTTGTAAGTCTTTATTTAATTCTTGAGCTAACGGAACACAATTAGGAACTTTTTTTCCATTTTTCATTTTAGTTCCATATTGTTCATAACCAGCTTGACATGGTTTTTTTAAGTCTATTGCTTCATCGTGTGAATCACAAGCCATATACCATACTTCTCCATCTTCTTCATGTTCATGATAACCAGAACAACCTTGTTCTAAGGCTTTTTCTTCTGCTTCTTCTATAGTTTTATAAGCTTCTACTCCATCAATCATTTTAAGATCAACCTTACTCATTTCGTAACCAGTTTCCTCCTCTATTACTTCTTTAGTTTCTAATACATCTATATCGCTAAATTCAATAGGTTTAAGAGTCTTAAAATATAAATCTAATGCTATATCATTAACTGATAAAATAGCATCAATACATTCAATTACTTGATCTTGAAAACATCTAATTACAATATTGTCAAATAGTTGTGTTGCATTCTTTATTTCATCTGCATTGTTACCAAGTCCATCGTTTCCTTCACGAATACCAAGAAGCATTGGAGATGTAACCCTATGACCTACGATTAGTTTTTTAAAACATTCATCAGCTAAATATTGATAATGAGCTGGTGCATCGTTTAGTGGAATGTCATCTATAGTAGTTTTGGATTCTGCATTGTTATTAAATGCAACGATTACTTTTTCTCCTCTGCTTCCGGTTAGTTTACTTAATACATCACTTTTAATTGATTGTATTTTATCGGGATCTGGGACACCGTTGTTAAAATTGACAACCTTTGTGCCGCTGAAACCGTTAATACAATCGTTAATTAGATAATCTCCTATTTCATCTTCTAAAACTGCGTAAGGCATTGCAGATGACCAATCTGGACTACTATAATAGTATTTACCAGCTTCATAAGGCTTTAAAACGTACATTTCAACACCATTAGCTTTACTAAATCCAAATGCTGGTATTCTTTCTGGTATTTCTGTTGGTTTTAAGTTATCCCAATGATTAGAGTAGTACCATGCTTCTATTTCACCATCATCATTACATTTCTCAGCTCTTAATGTTTCCATTGGAAAGTGATGCACTTGTTTTACTTTACCATCTTGATAAACTAATTGAAAAGCAGCCATTCCAAGAACTTTGTAATCGTTTATGAATTTTCTTAAATCAGACTTTTTAAATAAAGACATCATTTGAGCGTATTGCTCTGGTCTTTTGCTGGCATCATGTGCTGCTAGTCCTTTACCATAGATCATATTAGAAATACCTATGGTTATAGCTCTATTAGTTGTAGAATTGTTGTTTACATCAATTATGTAATTAAAATAGTTATTATCTATTCCGTATTGTACCCAATCTTTGTTTTTTAATTCTACAACTTCTGGTGCTGTATAAGCCGCTAATTTAGTAACAAAAAATTCACTCATATTACTACGTATTCGTTAGTTGTTGCGTGTTCTGTATATACATCTTTATTAATAGTGTATGTACTAATTGTTTGATCTGTGCAAAATATCATATCTCTATAAACTACGTTAGTTCCATTTAACACTTTGAGTGTATAAAATCGACCCTCGTTAAGTAATGGACTAAATGTTACATTACCTTGTAAATAATAAGAATTTGTTGTAAAAGTCAATCCAGAATATGTTACAGGTGTATTTGTATCTTGATCAGTAATTATTATACTACTTGCAGTATATTCTCTTGGAATAAACTTCAATTGTTGTGCGTTTGCACTAGTAGTTAATATAATCATTGATTTCTTTTTTAATAAACGAAAAAAGATGAAAAGTGTTATATAAAAAAAAGGCAAAACTTAAAGTAATGCCTTTTAATTTAGTTGTGTTGTATAATTATACTCCTACGACTACAACTGTATTTGTAGTATCTCCAATAATTGCTGGATCTACAAAATAAGCAGATTCTCTTTCATTTCCAGTGAATACAAGATTATATCCAGTAAAATCAGCCATAACTGCCCCAGATACAGAACTTGCTGCAACTTCACATCCATTTTCAATTCCAGCTAACTGAAATTTAGTTGTTTTACCATCTTCAGAATAAGATTCAACTATTACTTGTGGTCTTCCATATCCTAATAGTTTTAATTCTTTTCTTGTTACAGCATCTTGTTTTTTTAACTGAATAGTTCCAGTTTGTGTAAAAACAGAAGTTCCATTTTCTCTTGAAGATTCGTTAGTTTGATCAAAAGAATTTGTACCTCTTAAATCGTATTTGTGTAATGTAAGAGCAGAAGCAAATGCTGTTATTGTATCATCTGAGCTAAATGTAGCCGCAGTAGTACCAGTCAAAAGACCAGCAGTGTAATTGATAAAATAAACAGCCACCAAACCGCCAACATCTTTTTTACATGGCTCTAAACGGCCCAAGGTAATATCACATGACATAAGTTTATATGTATTATAACTCTATGGGTATCAAGTATTTACAAGATACCCTTTGAGTTGATTAGTATTAATTTATTAATTATCCAGCATAGTAAACTACATCTGCTCCAACGCCTATGGCAGCAGCAGCGGTAAACCTCATTACGAGCCTCACATTCTGACTTCCATCCATCGGTGTCATGTCGATTACACGCACTTCATTATAGTCATTTAACAGCCCGGTGCCAAAAAACAAATTGCTGGATTCCGCAGCGATCATAGTATTATCTGACATTCCTCTTGCAACAAAGACTGGTATTCCACCGAAAGATAAACTTCCGTTGTTGTACCATTGAGTTCCACGATTATCAGAACCAGCTGCTCCAATAGTAGCGGTAAATCCACCGAGGGCTCTTATATAAAGCTTAGCCGCTTTGTTAGATACATAAAGTCTTAAATCTTCCTTTCCAAATAATGCATTTGGAATTAAATCTACAACAGCTTGCATTTTATCAATAATATTTACGCTAGTTAAGGCAACTGGAGCAGGTACATCAATTACTGTTGCATCAGCAGCAGCAAGAGTTTCAAGTCCATTATATTCTCCAGCTTGAGCACCACCTAAGTTCCCAGTCCAGATATTAGTTTCATTTGCTCCAGCTACTTTAGAAGCAACATAACCTACTAAATAATCAGCAAATGATGTTGGCAATCCATTAGGATTAAATGCTGAGAATCCCATTTGAGCGGCTTCCCATGTATCAATAAAATCCGATTTACATAATTGTAAATTTACCTGAAATTCTTCTGGTTGGATTATTACTTCAGTCAAATCTACATTTGAACTAGCAGTAAAATCACAAGTTCCATCAGCGATTAGTGATCCAGTTTCTACTCTTTGTATTACTGATTTGTACTTAATGTTAGGCATTACTGTAACACCCCCATCTTCAATTGTACTTGCGCTTAATAAAGCCGCCGATACGTAACGTCCTGCGAACTCTCCCGCATATGTGGAAGTGATATTTACAGTAGTTGCAAGGTCTATTTTTTTTGACATAATTTTAATTTTAATTGTTGTTAAATAATTTAGCAAATACTCTGTCTTGAGTACTCATTTTTTTGTTTTGAGAAAATAAAGACATTTTAGGTTCTTCTTTACTTTCTGGATTGTGTTTGATTGCTTTAGCAGATAATTCTACTTCAGATTTCATTTCTTCTTTTTCACTGAATCGTGATTTTAAATCTGCAATACCATCTTCAAGGTTTTTAATTCTAATTTCTAGTCCTCTCCAATCTTCAATATCGGCTACTTCAGCAGCTTCAACTTCTTCCACAACTGGTGCTTCAACAGTTTCTTCAACTACTTCTTCTTCAGCTTCTTTTACTTCAGAGATTAAACCATCTTCTTCAACGATTAGCATCATGCCATCATCCAATAGATATTCTCCCTTTGGTACTGCAATTCTTTCATCTTCATCGGTTACAATAAAGACTTCTTTACCAGCTTCAAATGAATCAGCTTCAAATCGAGTGCCATTCTCAAGCATTCTTTCTTCTAACTGAACATCTAAACCTAATAAAGTTTTAACTTTGTTAAGAGTTTCTTTTGAGTTCATAATAATTTATTTAAGTATTTACTTTTTTATTAAACGTAATAAGATATTTAGTGTTGTAAATTGAATTATACTAAATTTTGATAAACAACATTATTTATTCTTGTTGTAATTTGTCTTGATTTTCAGACATTATAAAACCAGAATTATTTTCTAATCGCATAAAATCTTCAAAATTTTGTCCAGTAGTAGAACCTATTCCTTGATTTTGTAAATCTCCGTTACAACATTTAGAATTATAAGTGCCATCTTTACATAAACAACCACGGCGACCACCTTGTGGAGAAGTTCTACTTTTCGTTGGTGTTTGATTCCTTGAGTACATCTATTATTTCTTTTAGTAGTTTGTCATCTTCACTATATTGATCCTTTTGTTTGTCTTGTGGTCTATTTAGTTTGTCCGCAAAATAACCTTCGATGGAAAATCCCTTTACCTTACCTTCTTTCACATAATTATTCCAAATATCATCATTATCTACTTTCATAGCTACCATCCAAGTTCCTATAGGCATATCTAATCCATATTTTCTTGATTTGTCATGTACTGTATCTTCTACTAGCCATGATTCAACAATAGTCATTCCTTGTAATTTTTGATCATTATGTTCCATAGTAGCTTTATTTTGATTGCCAGCTTTTAGAAACATTTGTGATGCTTTTGCTACTGTTTCTTTTGAGAAATAAATGTAAAACTCATTTTCTCCATTCTTACGATAAATTGGGCGTTCTGGAATAAGTGCTGCCCCAAGAAGCAATCTTTTTTCTTTGCTTATTTCTGCAAGTCTTATTTGTTCGTGATTTTTAAGGGCAATAAAATCTTCTTCTATTGCTGGAGAAGAAACCACTGAAATAGCATCTATTCCGGAATATTCTTCATTTTCATCTATTATTAATTCTATTATATCCATAAGTCTTTTTTTATAAACGTATTATTTTAATTTTTGTTATATTATCCACCAAGTGTAGCACCTTGTATTATTCCGTTTTCTAAACTTTGTGCTGTTGTTACATCTTGACTAACTACAAATGCTTGTACTGGTTGTTGTTGTTGTTCTCCAAGAGCAGAAGCAATTTGACTTCCTTCTCCTTGACCTACTATGTTAAATTGTGGTTGTTGTGCAGAACCTGGAGCTTGTGTTGGTGCAGATGAATCTCCAGTACTTACAGAAGCAGAGCCACCACCAGATAATAATTGTTTTGCTCTTGCTATGTTAGAACCTACTTGTGCAACAGTAGAAGCATAAGATAAAACTCTTGCAATTGTACCAATTCCAGGAATAAAAGGAAATGCCGTTTGAGCTGCAACACCCTCTGCGTTTGCTAAAGTAGATGCTTTTGAAATAGCGACTGCACTATCTAAACCTATTTGTGTTATTGCAATAGCCTTATATAAAGCTTGACCGGCTTTTGTTTTTTTAATTCCTGTATCTTCAAGACCTGTTAGTATGTTTTGCATATTTGCTTTAGATATAGCAATAGCAGTGTCTTTGTCTTGTTGAAACTTTGCTTCTTCTTCTGCAATTCTTTTTTTCTCATCTGCTAAAGTTTGAAGCCTGGTTATTTCATCAAGATCAGCTTGATTTTGATCTGCTATTTTTTGATCTTCAATAGCTTTTAACGCTGCAGCTTCTTCTGCCTTTAATGCAATAGTTTGACTTGTAACTTCTTTTGCTTTTGTAAGTCTTGCAGTTTCTAAATTAATAAGTTCTGCTTCTAATCTTGCTTGCTCCTCTAAATCTTCTTTTTTAGAACCAGCTAATGCATTTTCAGCCACTTGTGCATCAAATCTTATTTTAGCAGCTTGTATTTCTTTTTTAGTTATATCTTCTTCTAGTTTACCAGCTTCTTCTAAAAATGCTATTCTTTCTTCAACTGTAAACTTTTCTTTATCTACTGCTTGTTCTAGTAATTCAGCTCTTTTTCTATTTGCTTCCGCTCTATCAACAATTAATTGTCTTTCTAACTTATCTGCCTTTGCTCTTTGATCTGCAATATTACCAGCTATTTTACCTTCTTTTATTATTTCTTGTCCAAGCTCTTTAACTGCTTTAGTTGTTTTGCCTATTGTATCTTGAACTCCAGTTAATGTATCAATGTAAGAACTACCAGCCGATTTTGCATCGTCCATAGCACCAGAGAAATCTCCACTAAATACTTTTTTAATAGCACTTCCTAAAAACCCAATTGTATCTATTGCAGCATTAAATCTGTTAGTAATGTTTTCAACTATAAAGTCTTTGAATTTTTCAATAGCTTCTAATGGATTTGTAAAAGCATCTATAATACCATTTCCAAGATTTGCAAGTATATCAACTAGATTACCAGTAACAGAACTTATTACTAGCATTATTTTATTAAACTTGTTTTGACCTTCTTCAGTGCTTGTAAAAGCAGCACCCAAGGCACCAACAGCTAAAACTAATGCACCGATACCAGTAGCTATTATAGCCACTTTCATAGACTTAAAACCAGTTACAACATTCTTTAGCCCTTGTTTTAAACCTTTAAATTTAGTTATCATTCCACCAGAAGCTTGATCTAAACCACTCATAGAACTTTCTAAGTCTTGTGTGTTTTTAGAAGTGTCTTTTATAGAATCATCTAACTTATCTACACTCTTAACTGCTTTAGAAGTATTTGCTTCAAAATTTAAGATATACTTTTCTGCCATTTTATTTGTCTTTTAACTTGTTTGAATCCTTCTTTTAATGTTTCTGGTAATTTGTTTTTGCCTTTTGCTATTTCTATTGTTTCGTTAAGACCATAGAAGTCATCTAAGTTTAATAATTTTATTGCTATCATATTGTTATTAGTTCAATTTGACTTTTGTTATTAGTCAAGTTTATATTTAAGCTATTAATTCTGAATTGTTGTCCATTAACTATTAATATATCAGCAAGAGTATAATTTAAAATAATGTCTAATGGTAAATAAGCAGTATATTTAACTAATCTTGAACCTTGTAAAAACAGGTTTTCTATATATGAACTATAATAATTATTATATAAAGTTCCAGTAAAATTGTTTAAGCCTGTAAATTCATTAATCATATTACCAAAGTTTATATTTGCTGTACTTGTAGATGCTGATAATGAAACACTATTAGATGGTAAGTTATAAGATGTAACTTCACTATGACTTGTTGGAGTATCTCTAAATGATATTGGAGTTGTAGATCCCCCAGTTTTTAAAATTGGATAAAATAAAATAGGTTTACCAATATAAGCTTGTTGATTATCATTTACACAAAAACCCCACTGTATTGTAGTTGGTGTTTCTCCAGATTCATCTTCAATATCTAAAAGTCTTTCAAATTGCATATGTTCAAAAGGAGCAACTACTGAATATATTCCTCCATCTAAACCACCTTCAGCTTCATAACTTTCTGCTCCCCATTTAGCTACGTTTAATTGTTCCCATTGAGCGGCTAAAAATGTATCTAAACCTTCATAAGTAAAGTTTATTTTTCTATAAGGTAAAGCTACATCAACAGCGCTTGTATTTACATCAATGTACTTGCTTATATCATAAGTATTAGAAGTGGCGTAAAAGCTATCTAAAGTGTCTACAAATATAGTTCCATCTTCTTCTGTATAAGCTACAAGATTAAACAATTTGAATAGTCCAGTTAAAAAGTCTATTATTTTAATATCTGGAATCTGTTGTGTAATAGCAAATTCGAAATTAGTATCACATAAAAAAGAACCAGTAGGAAATGTAAGAGTTACTGGTATTTCGTTTGGTTCATTATTAGTTAAAGTCCAAGTTATATTACTAAATGTTGTAACTGCTGTTACTGTTATAATAACGGTCCATTCTCCAGCAGATACAGTAGTATTTCCTAGTTCTTGAAATACACCAGATGTGCTTTTTATTGTAGTGTTTCCTCCTAATCCTGTTGCAGCATAAATAGATACTCCGTTTTGCAAAACTTCTACTGCATATTTATTTGTGCTACTTGTAGATAAAGTTAATTGAAACAAAGTACTTGAATCAGAATATGAAGCAAATTCTTCACAAACAGTTAAAGTAGATACACTACTCATTCCACCCCAATTTTCAGAAGCACCACAAATAAAACTACCACTTGAAGTCCAACCATTAACAGAAGTTGGAAAAGTAGATATTTGATCTCCATTACTTACACTACCAGATTTTCTATGTAACCACATAAACAAATCATAATAAGCTTCGTTTGTATTAACAAAGAAATTATTACTAAAAGTAATTGAAGGATAATTGACTTGTATTGCTTGTATTATTCTATGCAATCTTAAAGCATATTTTAAATCAGAAAATAATACTCCATGATCATGTGAACTACCAGTATGATAATATAAGTTTCCAGTATCATTTAAATGTGCAGAATTATCACTGTTATAAAATAATCTTGATTGCGTTCCACTTGCACCTGATGTAATTAAAGGAGTAATAATATCATTAGTTGCTGGATCTACTTGTAGTTTTTCTTTTATTTTAGATGTGTTATAATTTAAACTCAAAGTATTTAAATCACTCAACGCACTTAACTTATCTTCTCCTAATGTATCGTTTAATGTTATTGTTTCTCCATAGAATATAACTTTGTAAGAATATGCTTTATTGTTTTTCATTGAAACAGAATTAAGCTTTACTTTACCTATTTTAAAATCTACTCCATTTAATTTAAGTATAGCAGATACTCTTACTCTAGCATCAAAACTTCCAAGAGTTATATTCCAATTATAATAATGTTTAAATATTAGATTATTAGGAGATGAAGCTGGTAAACTAAACTGCTGACTAAAAGTTGTGAATACTTTGGCAACATCTTTGGCGTTTACAATTGTATCTGTAATAGTTACACTTTCATCTTTGAATAAATCAACTCTTGTATTATTAATATATAGTTCTACTACTTGCATCTATCTTATGTTGTTTATTGTATCAAAAGCAAAACTTACATTAATTGTGTAGTTTATTAAACCATCTGTAAGACTTGTTTTATAATTAATACTTTTACTTTCTATGTTTACTCCTAGAGTTTGATTTCCATAATAAATCCAAACTTTTTCACTTAAAAACAATTCTTTAAATATTTCGTTGTAACTATCTGGATAGAAATCACTATTAAGAGTTAATATTTGATTTCCGTTTTTTGTAAGTGTTTTAATTTGTGGATTGTTTATTGAATAAGTTCCGTTACTTAAAATATTAGATTTATATTTTTCTTCATTAGTATTCATGCTTAACTTAGAGTTAGCAAACATCCATATATCTTGATATGCTCCGTACTTGTTTATGAAAGTTAATTTGTATGGAGTGTATTTACATTTTTCATAAGAATCAATATTTATAGTTATAGTTTTAAGACTAGCACTAATTTCTGCTTGATCTACATCAAAGTTTCCAGTATTTGTAACATACGTTATTTGGTTTTCTATTTTAGTTTGAGCCGATATTGCAATAGTTGAAACTATTGATCCTTGATATTTCCAAACTACACTTGTAGCAATAGTATTATCTACTGGAATTGTTACTGTTTCATTAGTGTTTTTAAGTATAGTTCTATTAGTTTGTAAAGAGAAAGTATTATCAAAACTTGGGTTAGCTCCATCTTCAAAATATCCATATCCATAAAAAGCTCTATTTCCATATACTGGAGTTAATACAGTAGTGGCGCTAGTTGTAGTTTGTGTTATTCTATAATCTACAAATATTGTAGTTGATTCTGAAAAAGAAACAGAAACAGTAGGAAAATTTCCATCAAATAAAGCTGTTATATAATCTTTAATTAATTCTGAAACTTCAAAATTTACTTTTTCATTTATAGCTGTAGAAACTAAAGTATATTGAGGCGTTCCAAAAGAAGTATTTGCAACTCCAAAATATATAACTATTTCAAGTGTTGCACTTGTTAAATTGGTTGCTGTATGATTTATGAAGTATGGACTTCTTACATTAATTTTTGCCATTGTTATTTTCTTTTAGTATGTCTATTATGTCTTGTGCAAATGCTTTTGTTAATAATTGTGGATATCTATCAAAGGCTACTAAAAATGGTTTAGTAAAAAACATACTTGGTTTTATTCCTTGTGCAAATATGCTACGTTGTAGTATAAACCCTATTGTTCTATAATTGCCTTTTTTAAATTTACCTTTTTCATCTCTTAATCTTATGTTTCTTTTTTTGGCCCAATCAGCTAAAGGCTGCATTGGTGGTTTTTTAAGTTTAAAACTATAAGGACTATTACCACCTTTTTGTTTTCCTTTTTTGCCTGTTTCATCATTATCAACTAAACTTGGATCAGCTCCTTTTACACCTTTATCTAAAAATGTTCCGTACTCATCCATTATAAAAGCTAAATCATAATTACCATTCTTTTCAGTTAAGTCATAATGAATACTATTATATAAGTCTTTACTTACATTGTGTTTTTGTCTTGTAAGATTTGACCTTGATTGTTGAACAACATACTTGCCAAAAGATTGTAACTCTTTTTGTAAGTTCTTTAACATATTGTCATTCCATTAGGTATTTCTACATTAAATGTAATTGTCCATCCAGCTAACTTGTTTTCAAATCTATCAGTAAATGGTTCAAAGTTTGCATCTCCTTGTAGTTGATAAAGTTCAACATATAAAGAGCCTCTTCTTAGTAATTCAATTAATCTATTACCAACTGCTAGTTGTGTGTTAAATACATCTTGCTCGTTATTGTTACCACGAAATTCATCAGGTATGCCTTGAGCAAAGTTTTTGCTTTCATCTACTATATCCATACATAATAAAGAGATACTAAAATTCCAAACGCTTTCTTGTAATACAGCATTAGTGACCATAAAATGACTTAATGGATATATTGTTTGTTTATTTAAATCTACATCGAATATATCTCCGTATGTAACTGTGTTTACGTATTGATCTAATTGTAGTGTTTCTCTAATTTTATTTGATAGGTTATAAAATCCTTGCATATTATCTAAATTTACTTTTAATCATTATTGATTCTAATTGTGCTTTTTCTTTTTCAAATGCTAAATACATTAAACACTGATGTAATGGAAGTTTTGCAACTTCTTCAAATCTTGTAATGTCTGCTTGAGCAAGAGTATATAATTCTGAATAGCTTCCCCACTTTCTTGAGAAATTGCTTCGTACATCTGTTCCTTCATTAGTTGCTTCTCCAAATAATTCGGCATAGATTTCAGCAATTCGTTGGTTAAATTGTAAAAAAAAACCATTGCACCCATAACAACATTTAAAGGCATCTCTTTCATTAACTCACTATATTTATGACTTCCTTTATATTCTTCTATTATATACTTGTTGCCTTTTTTTTGCTTTATTGGTCTAAATAAGACAGCCATTGCTTTATTCATAGTTCCCCAATCGTTTATATAACTTGTAACATCTTTATTTTCTCCGTATGTTATTTGATCAAGATTAGGAATAAAACCATATTCTACGCCATACATTTTGAATGTAGGTATTAACTCATGTTGTTGTTCAAACAATTTCACAATGTGATCTAATAAATAATCGACATCACTAGCTTTAACTTTTCCTAATTCATTTTGATCTATATTAAGAATACATTTTAACATATCATCGTTATTAGAATCCTCTATTGTCAAATATTGTTGATAGTCTTTTAACTTAACTTCTTTTAAAGAACTTGGTATAGTTATTTCAATTTGCATACAATCTTTTTTATAAAACGAAAAAAGAGCTACTTTGTATAAAGCAACTCCTTTTTCTTCACTATTAACTAAAAACTAACTTAATGTCTTATATAGATGTAGATATAATTCTTCTATTTTTTTGTATAATTTTTTGTCTTGTTTGTATATTTCTTTTCCTTTTTGAATTTTGTGATCTCTATGTATTTCTATTGTAACATCTCTTTTATTTTGTGTTGGTTGTATAATAACTTTAATATTGTTTTTAAAACACCAACTCATAGCAGTTCTTACACTTTTTGTCATTTAAACAAGTTAATGAATATTGCTGGAATAAACATAGCTAATATGATACAAATTATTTGATAGATTCTTGTGTATAGTTTTCTATAGTATATTGTATCTGTGTATTCTTTTAGTGTATATACTTCTGTTGTGTTGTTTTTTGTTACTATTACTTTGCCTTGTTTTACCTCTATCATATCTAAAATATTAAGTTATGTATAATAGATTCAAGCGATAATAATACTACACTTGCTATTAATAATACAAATGAGAATAATGTTAATGTTAAGTAGTGTTTTAGTTTTTTCATTGTTTTGTTTTTTAGTTATAAATTTTAGACCATTTTTTTGTACTTAGTAAACCTATTGAGTTTTTCTTTCCTGTATAACTCTTTTCTAAATGTTGTGTTTAAATTAGATACATCTAAATATTCATTTGACATAAATTTATTATACATTAATTTGGTTTTTTCTTGAGATAATAAATCTTGTAAAATTATTAATTGTTCTCTTGTTACTTTTAATGTTATCATTTTGTTTTGTTTTTAGTTAATACTATTTTTCAATAACTAATTGTCTGTACCATAAATCTGGATTGCTAATAGCTTTTCTTAATTGATTTACTTCATAAGACATTTCTTTTTCTTTTCCTAAATTAAATATAACTCTTAAATTTCTTTCACAAGAGTTTAAGAATGCTTGTTTTTTATTTGGGTTAGATTTTGATATTTTAATCGTCATTGTTTTGTTTTAATGTTATACTCAAAGATAACACTTATTTACTTATAAACAAAATTATTAATAACTTTTATTTAATAAATGTAATATTGACCCTTATTAGGATTCTCTAATTGTGAAGTGATAGCGTATCTCATTGCATCTATACAATGATTAAAAGCATCTATTGGTTTGTTAAGTGTTTCTCCTTCTTTGTTCTTTAACCAAATGTAGTTCTGAAGTTCTTTGATTAAGTTATGACTTCTATTAGTTATATAGATTTCATTTTGATTGATAAGATTTATTCCATACACTATTGAATCTTTACCTTTTTTAACTGGTAATATTAAATGACCATAACTTGACAACTCTGCAATACTCTTTGGTTCGGCTGAATCTGCATATATGATTTCTTTAACTTCATGTGTTTTAAGTAAATTGCTTATTTGACTATTAAGTAAACCACGCTGATATATTACTTCATCAAATATGTAAGCGTTATTATATTTATAAAGTGCTATTAATGTTGATGGATCATTAGTATAGCCGAAGTCCATTCCATAACATAATAATCGTGCATTGTTTGGTAGATCAATAGGCTTCCAATCTTTTATACAAGCACCTTCTAAACTTCCTATCTCTCCAAGACCATATACATTCCACCAGTTGTTCCAATACGTTGATGTCTTTGCTTTGTCTTTAGCTTTCTCTATGTCTTGTACTATTGTGTTTGGTAATGCTTCATTGTCTAAATATGTAAGCTTTATAAAATCTGCATCTTCTTTATCTTGTAGTTCTGTATGTGCCCAAAATGATGAAGTAGGATTAAAGTCAATCCATATTTCTCCAGATGTTCTTATTGCTAATTGATTGTATGCTTCGTATGGTATGTTGTTAGCTTCGTTTACATATAGTGTGTGTCTTCTTGCTCCTCTTAGTTTATCTGCTGATTCAACACTAAAGAACTCAATATAGCTTCCGTTAGCAAACTTATATTTAAGCATTGACTTATTATACTGTGTGTCATTATAACGATTAGTCATCATCATAATCTTTAAGAAGTCTTTTAATGCACCTCTACGTAAATGTGGTATTGATTCACTAACTACGCTTATTTCTAAGTTAGAAGTTCTTATAGCTCTATCTATAAGTATTGGTAGTATTCCAAAAGTCTTACCGGCAGATGTTCCGCCCTGAACGATCTTTTTACGTTTCTTTAGTTTAAGAAGTTTTTTAATTGCAGTTGTTACTACAAACATTAATCAATAATATTAAATAAAGGTTGTTCAGTGTTTAGAGTAATGTCTTTTGTTTCTCTTGGTTTACCAGCGTAATAATGATAGAACATTTGTATAAACTTAAATTCGCCAGATTCTATTCCTTTTTTAAGAGCTGCGTATGCTTGTGGCTCAAGTGGTGTTAGTCTTTCAATTAACTTTACTTCTTCTGCTTTAGGCTTTCGACCTCCGTTTGAATGACCACCGTTATTTTTTCTTCCATCCATATTTGAAATACTTTGAGTTCAATTGTTTTTTATATAACGATATATCTTTATTTTTGTTATTCTTAATATTCTTTTAAACGATTAATAACTCTTTTGATTCTATACTCTGCTTGATGTAATTGGTCTTCTGGTATCTCTTGTATTGTTTTTAATATTGGTCTTAACTTTGGATCTATTTTTATTTGTTTTAAGAAGTTAAATCTTGTTTCTAATTTTCTATGTTCTTCTTGTAGTATTTTTAGTCTTTTGTGTTTAGGTATATATTCTTCTGTTGCTATTATACGATTGTATATCTCCATGTATTTTGGGTTGTACATTGCGAATGTTGGAAATATTTTCTTTACACTATGTAGTACTGTTGCGTGATCTTGATTTAGTGTTTGTCCTATTTCTTTCAATGATAGATTAGTTCTATCTTTACATATTTTAAAATATATAGCTCTACCATATACTATACTACGTATTCTTGAGTTTACGTTTATTCTATATCCTAGTTCTCCTTCTACTAGTTCTTTAATTTCTTTTGTTGTCATTTATTATATTTTTTATTAATTCTGTAAATTCTATTTGTTCTATTGCTAATTTAATTCCTTCACATTCTAAATACATTTCTTTTTCTTCATAGTCATATAAGATAATTCTTAATTCATCTAATTCAGTTCCTTTTTCGTAATCGTATAATGAGATGTAATAAAATTGATATATTATATCATTCTTTAATCCTTGTGTTTCGTACATATTCAATCTCTCTTTCAAGATAGTCTTTAGCTTTTAGTAAATCCATTAACTCGTGATTCTTCTTTTCTGCTCTGCTTATGTACTTTATAATATTTCCTTTGTTAAAGTTTAAATTGTAATCTTTGACAAAATCTATTATATCATAGTTTTTTCCGTTTTCGTAATGTGGTTGACTTGCTCTCATATTTATAATTCGTTTCGTAATCTTTCTTTTGTTTTAGTGTGTGTTTCTGGCTGAAAGAATAACTTTAAATCTTCATCATTTCTTATTGTGTAAGTATGTTTAACATAATCAATTTTCATTTTTTTATCTTTAACAAACGACCAATTTTTTAATTCATATATAATAGAATAAGTATCTGTTTTAGCTTTATTTGTATTTATGTCGCTTCTTATTATAAAAGAACAAAGATAAGTATTATCATTTAATTTAACATCAACAAATTTAGACAACTCTCTTAAAGTATTTATACTAACTTTGTCAGTGTGTTTTTTGTGATCTATTATAAAACCATATTTGGATCCTATTTTAGAGATAAAACAATCAATATCCATTATTGATCTGTTTCTGTCTGTTAGTTCGCTTATTAAATAGTTAAATTCGTTATTGTAATAATTTTTGTTAAAATTCATTTTGTTTTGTTTTTTTATTTTTAGAACATTGATATTTGATTTTGTGCAACTTCTTTATATGCTTCAGCTTTAAATACTAATATGTTTATATTTTCTTTATATTCTTCTCCAATGTATTTATAAGACTTTGTTACACTTTCTTTTTTGTATTTTATGCCAGTATGAAATGATTTGCCTTCTTCTTTTAATTTTTTATAGTATTCATTATATTTTTTCATTTGCTCAACATTATTATTTTCACTGGCTAGCTTCCAATATTTTTGATTACGTTGCATTCCTTTAAACAAAGATGGGTTAGAAGTTTTGATGTAAAGAATTTTATTATCTTTTTTATACATCGAGCCAAAAAAGTTAAGTATTTTTATTCCTATTCCTAATCCTTGAAAATCAGGCAAAACAACCAATCTACTCACTCTATAAGCATCTTTAACTGTGCCACTGGGCATAGGTAATATTCCCATAAATGAAACAGGTTTATCATTATATAAAATTAAAAAACATTTAGCCGCTTTATTTAATTCTTCACTTAAATAATGATGGTGCTTGAATATATCCCAAGCTTCATATCTACATCGAAATATCTGAAGTTTAATTTCTGGTCTTTGCCTTCGACTTGGCGCTATCTCAAGCCGACCTTTTTGTGGTGAATATATCCAATTGGGTTGTAACCATTCCATTATATCGAAATGACATGATGCTAATACTATTTTTTTGTTTGTACGTTTTATATACTTTTGTAATGCATTAGACATAGCCTTAGCAACATCTCTATCTACTACTGAAGTATATTCATCAATTAATATTATTTCTTCATTAGAGGCTTTCCCTACCATATACGCCAAACTTGCTCTATATTGTTCTCCGTTTGATAAAGTATGAAACGGTCTTAACCAAGTAGGAACGCTACTTAGTCCCATAGATGAAAGTAGAAAAGTTGCTTCTTGTGGTTCTAACCAATCAAAATTAGATATTAATGATTTGTTAAAGTCAAACTTATATGTATTCAATTCTTTTTTAAAGAAGTTTTTTAATATAGTTGTTTTTCCAGAACCACTTCCACCATAAACAACGCCAATGTTCCATTCTTTTGGTAGTCTTTCTAAATTTGCGTTTATAGTTACATTACTATTTTCTTTGTTTTGTATATCAAATGCATCGTAAATATACTCTGTGTATTTATCGTTTAATATATTATGTTTTAATTCTATTTTCATTCTGTCCTTAATTTAAGTAGATTATAACATTGTATGTATTTTAACTTTGCTTTTGATTTGTATATGATTTTAAATAACTCATATGTCTTTTTAGTAAATTGATAATGTGTGTTACAATCTTTAAATAATTTCTTTGCATATGCTTTACCATAGCCTTTACAGAAGTTCACATTATCAGAGCTATCACCGATTATCATTTGCTCATAGAAGTTATATAAAGCATCGTAAGGACTTATCTCTATTATCTCTTGATGTTTATAATGATAGTTATAGATAAGACAAGGTAGCTGTTTATAATCTTTGTCAAGTGATACTATTATTACGTTGTTGTGTCCTAATTCATCTGTGAGTGTTTTCCAATATGTTGCTACTAAATCATCTGTTTCAACACCATAAGAATTTTTAGTGGAGTATATTTCTGATATGTGTTCGTGCATTTCAGATAATAATTTAGGATGTTCTTTTTTCTTTCTATTAGCTTTATAATTAGAATCTAAAAGTTTTCTAAAATTACCTTTACTATTGTTAAAAGTAATTACTCTTTCTATTTCGTAAGTTTCTTCAAGTCTGTTTATTATAGACATAAAAATTTCATCGAACTTGCCTATCGCTTCATCAAGTATATCATCTACTCCACAACAAGAAGAATAAACTAAACTATCAGCATCAAATAAAACTATCATTTGTTTTCTATTTGATCTATTGATAATTCTTCAATATCATTTAGTGTAGCAAAATTTAATATATCGTATATATTAACTTCGTTTGTTTCTGTGTAAACTTCATGAATTTGAAACTCTGATGGAGATCCGGGATAATCATAAGTTTGTGATTCTTCTTTCGTGTAATAACCATGAACGATTAAAACAACATCATTGTAAGTAATTTCTGTTTGTATTTCCATTTTGTTTTTTTTATAAATATAAACAATTTTGTTAATACAAAAAAACTATTCTTTATAATCTTTTGTTGCTTTAGTTAAAAAATTATCTATTCCATCTAATCTTCTTGATAATTTATCAATAGCTACATACAAAGTGGCTACTGTTGATTCAAGTATTTTAAATCTTTCTTTAGTAGTAAATTGTTTTTTTTTCATAATTCCATTAATTCATTAATTACTGTGTGGCCTCCTAAAACTACAGCGGCGGAAATGGCTGGCTTTTTTCCTCTTTTTGCGTAACTCATAGCGTAAGAATTTGCATCTATACCGCAACCTATTTGACATCCAAAGACTTTAAAATTTTGTCCAACATACCATTCAGTGTAACACTGAGTATGTAAATGACCTTGAATTGTTGATTGCATATCGGCTCTGCATTTACTTCTGGCGGTTCCTGCTTCTCCATGTATATATTGCACATCATCAATAACAACACGATCTACAAAGTTCCATTGAGGTGTTTCAAGTACTTCTTTATAAGCCTTAATCCATTTTTTAGGAATTGAACTTGTTTGACTTTTTCTCATTATTAAACGATCATGGTTTCCAATTGTAACATCTGCTTTTGGAAATGCGTTATACCATTTAGATATTTTTTTAATAGCTAGATCAAGTTCTGTTTTACCTGTATATTCAGCATTTATATCAACTTCATGAAAAGAAGCATAATGATTATCCACCACATCTCCAATAAAAACCACTCGATTACAATTATACTTAGCGTAAGTTTCTTGACAATGTTCAAGATAACCATCTAAACAAAATGGTTCATGTAAATCTCCAATAGCTAATACACGATTTTCTTTTTTGGTTATGTTCTCGTAAGCAATTTTTTTGTTTCCTTTTAATCGTGGTCTAATTTCCATACGTTTTATATAAAGTATTTAATTCATTTGTTATAGCACGAATACAACTTCCACAAGAAGTCATTTCTCTTTTATCGCTAAAAACTCGATTGTATATTTTTAGTAATTGTTTTTGTTCAACAGGTGTTACTCTGTTTGTAGGTTTACTAAACCAATCATTTAAAAAGTTATATTCATCTTCTGTTAAACATTTGGGTTTTTTGTATCTAAAAGCTTGATTTAATGCAATTTGTCTTTCTTTACAACCACAATCTTCTCCAGCTATAAATTTGACTAGTTTGTCAATACCTGTAGCTTTAGTAATCTTTGCGATAGTATCACCTAAACCTTTTGATTTGTTTTCGTAATTAGCTTTCCATTCTTTGTATGCTTTTGTGCGTTTGTCTTTTGGTTCTTTCATATTAAATTATAGTCTTCGTTATTAAAATCTTCGTAATCTTCTTTAAATTTTTCTCGCATTATATTCTTACCTTTTTTTAAAGTATGAAATATATTTACAGAACTTATTTTTGTTTCATTTGCTAAACCTCTTATACTTAAATCAGTATCACGATATAATTCAAATATACTTTTATCGTACCAATGCCAATTTTTCAACTCTTTATCCATTTTTTCACACAATCTCCAAAAAGATTCTTCTTTTTTTAATTCATCATTAGAAGTAAATTTATCTAAATGTTTTGGCTCTATTTCAAAAAAATCATTGTCTTTATAAAATTGTTCTATTTGTATTTTATGTATCTTTTTTTTAGATCTTATATAATCAATAAACACTGATCTAATAGTTAAATACATATAAGCTTTAGAAAAATTGCCATTATTATATACTTTTTTATTGTCTTTATATTTAACAATCTTAATGTATGATTCCTGAACTATATCTTCAGCGTAATCTTTTGCGCCTAAATTTTTTGCTAAATCTACCCACTCTTTGTGGTGCTTACTCAATGATTCTAAAAAATCTGTCATATTAAAAACTTACACCTTTTAAAGGATTATATAAATCTCCTACAATTTCTGGAAGACCTACTTCATTTACTTTAAAGCTAAATGTTTCAAATGCATAACCTCTGCTTCTTTTACATTTAACTGTTATCCAATCCTTGTTTACTGTGTTTGTTTCTAATTGTATTTGTGTTTCCGTCTTTTTTTCTAGTATAGATCCAAGATGGCCCGTGGGTTTGTCGGATCCAAAATTACTATGAATTACTGTTAAAATATGACATGAAAACCGTTGAGACCATTCCATTAATTTTTGTGCGATAAAATTACTTTGTTCAAGTGAATTTACATCAGAACAAAGATCAGCAACTCCATCTATTATACATAATCCAACTTTGCCTTTCTCGATTTTTTCTTTTAAATAATATTCTATAAATTCAATACGATCTTTAAATCCTACCGTTCGTAATCCAAAAGTATGATAACATCCTAAATCATTTTTAATGTTCATATCTACAACACGACGGAACACTCGTTGAGCATGAAACTTTCCCTGTTCTGTGTCAAAATGTATTAAACATTTATTGTTTCTATGACCTTTTAAACTACCGCCAAATTTGTTTGATCCACCTAAATAAACTGATGCTAATAAACTTATAAAAAAAGTTTTCATTGTTTTAGGCGGTGCTTGTACGAATGAGAAATTACCATAAGTTCCTATTGGAATTGGTAATGTCTTAGTGCCTTTTAAAGTTTGAATAGTTGTTTCGCCCATTGATATTGCTACTGGTGGATATTCTACTATTTCATTTGTGTTTATTACACACTCCTCCTCTAAGAGTTGCATAAACATTTTCGTTTCTTCTGTCATAAAAAAAGGAGAGATTTTACACTCTCCAAAATATTAAAATGGTAAATCTACATTGTTTTCTTTTTCTTGTGTTTGTTGATTGTCTTGATATTCTGCTTTAACACATGATCCATCTGTCCATACAACTTGTCCATTTCCTAAATATTTCTTTGGTTTTTTAGCCTCTCTTTCTTCTTTTGTTTGTGAATCAAAAGCAGATACGTTTTGTCCGTATTGATTTGTTTCATCGTTTATACTGATTGTAAAATTATAATACACACCTTTTTTTCCTTTTACAAATTTTTCTTTTGGTAAAGATTCAAGATTAATTGATAGATTTACTAGTGATCCCATTTTATTTATTTAAGTTAATTAATTTATTTTTTATTTCTTTGGTCATATTCCATTTTGATTCAATATCTTCTATTGTAAATTTACCAGAAAGTATAGCATTTTCACAATTTGTAATATCTTCTTTTTTTACAAGCCAATCTTTACCTTTTTTTTTTGCTGAATTTCCATCATCATCTTCTGCTTGTAATCCTAATAACGAAGTTAATGTATATCTACGATAATAAGTAATTTCAGATCCTTTTTTTTGTGCATCTAATCCTTCGGTTAATTTTAGTGATGATTCTATTGAACCACCGTCTAAATCAACAATAACGCTTTTAACAAATCCATCAATTATAGGTTGAATTAAACATAACTTGTGTTTTTCTAAGAGTGGATCAATTTGTTTTATTAGTTTGTTAATGTCAAAATATTTAGATCTAAAAAAAGGGTTATCAGAATCTTTACTAATAGATCCTATTTCGTTTCTTAATGCAAATATCTTATGATATATATTTTTTTCCATATTGTTTTATTTTGTTTTGTTTTTTTTTATTAAATGTTTGTTTACGTTATTTTCAGCTAGATCATATATTATTAATGTTGTTAGCATTCCAATAATCATTCCTATTAAAAAAAAAGCTATTTCAATTTGTGTCATTTTATTTTAATGTTTGTTTTAAAATCATAAAATTCTTGAGTTTGTTTTCTGATTTCTTGTTTAATATTGCTATTGTTTAATCTTAATTCTCTGTTTTCTATGTGCATTGAGTTTATATAAAAATACATTTCACTTAATGCTTTCATGTATTTATCAGCTTCTTTTGGTTTAGTTTTGTTAAACTCTAACAATAAATAAGCTAGTAATTCATAATTAGTATAAAAATTAATCTCTTGTAAAGTCATTTTAGTACTTCTTTTTTTACTATATCTTTGTATGATTCTGGACAACTGTCATCACATAACTCAAATACAAATGTTTCTAAATTGATTATTCTTTTATTTGCTTTACATAGTTCTTTTTGTAATGCATCTATTTGCATATTTTTAAAAGTATATAAGTCTTTTACTGTTTCGTGTATTTCTTTGTTTTTCATAAGTTCATAAAATTATCAATTTCATTTCTAACTCCTGCTCCATTAACTCTTTCTAAAATACATCTGTTATATAAAGCATATTTAAATGCTGTAAAGTGATCATTTTCTTTAATTATTGATCCGTCTTGTGTTGTTATTCTATAATACATAGTTTTGTTTTTAATTGTTTAATTTTAATTGTAAATAAGATAATTGAAATATTTTACCAGAAACTAAATAAACTTGATCGTTTTCTGGGTTGATACTCATTACAGTTTCAACAGTAGTAATTTCTTTTCCAAATTGTGAAGTAAATGTTCTTTCGAATTTGAAACCTTTTTGAATTTTAATAATTGCTTTCATGTTTTGTTTTTTTGTTATATGTAAATATAATACTTTTTATTTAATTAACAACTATGTTTATAAAATAATTTAAAATAAAAAAAGAGGCTAATCGAAATCAACCCCTTTTCAAACAAAACAAAACAAGAACTATTTTAAGTTAGTTAGTAATTTATTATAATAATTTATCATATCTATTAATTGATTATCACTAAATTTAGTGATTTCTCTGCTTTTTTGTTGTAATTCTTCTGCTGTTCCTTTTCCGTAAACATCTTCTAAATACAATCCATATTTATATTGTTCTCCATATCTCATGACATTACAACTATAACATTGTACTTGTACATTAGTAATATTCCATCGAGTTGAATAATGTTTTCTACTCATGAAGTGACCAGCTTGTAACTTCTTGTAATGTGATTTCGTGCCACAAGTTACACATTGTGCAATTTCATTTACAGCAAATCTTCTTCTAATAAATTGACTAAAAACAGTATCAAGTTTTTTAACTATTGTTTTTCTTGATGGTTTCTTAGCCATTATATTATTTCATTGTCTATTTGTTGTATTAGGTATCTTAAATCTTCTTTACTAAACTTGCCTTCTATTGTGTCTTTGTATGTTGAAAGTTTTAAATCGTAAAATTCTGTTTGATTTTCGTATCTACTAATTTTAACTGAAATATTCATAGTTTAAATATAGTATTTTTTTATTAAAAAAAAAAGTAATAACTTTAACATTTTTAATTATAAGTCTTTTAATATTAAAAAAATAAAAAAAAAATTAAATATATATAAAATTAGAGATATAAAGATATATGAATAATATTCAAATTTATTTAGCTACTTTCTAGTTTTTTCGTAAGATCGGCCCCCAAAATATGCTATAAAAACGACTGAACAAAGTTGTTTTAAAGTTTCTATATGTACTTCATCAAAATTAAAATCAATAAATATTGAATCAAGAAATATAAATAATATTAAACTTGTAGTCATAAGAATTAATGTTAATGGTCTAACATTTTTAGATAATTTATTATCACTTGCTAAATCAGAACTCCATCGCTTTGTAATTTCTTGCATTTCTACCATATCTATTTCAAGAAGTTTTAAAGCCTTTTCTTTATCTTCTAGTGGTAATGTGTCATCTTTGTGAATAAGTCCTTTAACGATGTTTAAAATACCATTAGTGGGTAATACATCTCCTAAAGTATTAATTATAGTTGAACCATTATTTAATAAGAATTTACCTACTTTAGTATCTTTAAATTTCTTCGCCATTGTTCCATTTAAAGTGTAAACAAATAAAAATTAAATAAATATTTAATTCAGTGTGATCTTCATCATCTAATGCTGGATAGTATTCCCAACCTAACATTAAACCTTTTTCAATTAAATTGCTAAAACCTAATATCATAATTTATTTTTTAGAATAATCCCAACGATTTTTAGTTCCTCGTATATCATAATGACAAAAATTAGAGTAAATACCAAGACCACCTTGTAGCATATCTCCTTTATCAATTAGTTCTTCAATAACTTTAGAAACTTCAGTAGATGTCATGCCTTTTACAACTATATCTGCTGCTCTGCCCATTATGTGTTGCGAATTTTTGACTCCACCAATTTTATCATTATATTCTTCACTTCTCCAACCAGAATTAATATGTATAGGCTTTCCAATATAATTTCTTAATACTTGTAATTGATTGGCAACCTTAACAACATTATGATATACGTTTATAGGCATTTCACAAACACCGCAATCACAATTACAATTAAATTCTTCTTTAGTAAAGTTTTTTGTCATTGTATTTTTTGTTTAATAAAATTTTTACTAATATAAATATTAATGTTATTGTTATTAAATTAATATGTGATTCTCCACACATACCAGTCAAATGTTTTATAGTTTCTAACATTATTTCTTTTTGTTTAAAATAAACCATTTTTGTAGTGTATAAAAAATGGTAATAAGTAGCAAAATAATTTTTAAAACTACATCAATATCTGTCATAGAAATTCCTAGTGTACCAAAGTTTATAAAAAGTGTTTTATAATCTTGTATCATTTTAATTATCTTTTTTATGTTTAACTAATGGAACAGACACTGAATTATTATTTATAGTAGGTTTTATGCCAGTAGGCGTTATTATAACAGGTCTGTTAGGTTTTGGCTTATAAGGTCTAATTATCACTGGAGGAGTGTTATAATAATTATATGGATGTTGATTATAACCATTTCGATAATAATAGTTATTATATACTCTTGGTCTTAAAGAGTTCACATCAATTAAAATTGTATCTCCTTCATTAGTTACTCCTAATACTTTTACGAACGTATAGTCTACTTGAGTTGATGCACATCCATACATTAATAGTATAACAAATAAAACTAAAATCTTTTTCATTTATTGTCTATTTCTTTAAGTTTGCTAATTGCCCAATTTACTCCAGAACTTCCACCCCAAGCATCATACATTAAACCACCACAGCCTTTTGAATATGGAACATCTTTATGTTGTTGATGTCTTTTAAAGCTAGCCATTCTTGAAATTGTATCTCTGCTAATATTTTCTTTTCGAGCTAATTGTCCAGCTCTAGTCCAACCCACTTGTGTTCCGCAATCACTTCCATTCTTTTCTTTATATTCAACAGCTCTTTTGGCGTTGTTTACTGCTCCTTGTGGATAATCGTTATAGCTTTTTAGTTCTATAGCATTACCTTTAAAAGCATCATAACACATTGCAATAGCTTGATCTTTTTCATGATATGGCGTAAGTATTGGAACGCATCGAATCATAAAATCTTTTTGACTTTCAGATGCTTTGCGTTTAGGAATCGGCATATTTAAATCCTTTAAATTGATGACATCCTTCTCCTTTTAAACTCACTTCAAATTCTAACCAATCTTCACATTCATCAAACCAAAGTGCATCTACTAAAAAACCAGAATCTCTTAAACCTAGTCTAGCAAATAAATTATCTGTACTAGATTGTTTATCAATAAATTTTTCAGCTAATGCTTGAGTAGGAAAAACATATTTCCCTACTCTTACACTTTTCTTTTTACTTTTTTTCTTTGTTACTTTCTTCATCTTTAGGTATAGATTCATTTAAGATTTTAACTATTTCTTGTGCTTGTGGTAAATAAGCAATAGGTAAAGAGTTGATAACTTGATTAACTTTTTGAATTTGTTCTTCAGTAATTTTCATAATATATTGTTTTTAAATTTGCATTAAATATACAAAAAATATTTATATTACTCTGCTCCACCAATTTGCATTTGCACAGAAGAAGGATTTATCTCTTGTTCTATTTGTGCATCTAAACCAGCATATAATGATGCTACTTCATTCTCGCCCATTGCTGCCTTAGTCCAAGCCTCAACATCAGCTTCAGTTAAATCAGCGAAAGGAATAAACGCTCCTTCTGGTGCTGGTACTACTTGAGTTCCATATACACTAGCAGAGTAAAATTCTCCTTCAGAGTCTTTTTGGTCAGA